ATGTAATGTCGTCTAAAAACATACTTCCATTAACATAAATCAAATTCTCACGCGCTCTAGTAATCCCCACATATTTAAGATTTTGCTCTTGTTCAAGTTGCCAAGGTAACGTTGCAAACTTCGACGGGATAAGCTCAGGGCAAAGAAAGAATATTGTATCATTCTCCAAACCTTTTGCTTTATGGATAGTGCTTAGCAATATGCCTTTTACCTCATCTGAAAATATGTCCTCAATCAGCGCTGTCAATTGTTTCACGTTATCAACTTCTCCGCACAAATACCCAATAACTTCTATGCGTTGCATTAACGCTTCCATCTTTGGATGCATTAAAGGGTTTCGGAACCCCCGAGATTCAAGTTTTCTATACAACTTATCTTGTTCAATATCCATCATCCTAAGCAATGCCCCGATGCTCTTAGCACCAGTTTTAGATATAAGAAGCAATATACCTTCACCGATATCTTTACCCCTCACCTTGCTCTTTATTTTGTTCTTCATCAACCAAAGATAAGTTTGTATCAACGGCTTCAAATTACGACAGAGTATCCAATCGCCATATTCTAATTCAGTAAGGCTTCCGTCACGAACCGAACCTTCTTTTGCATTCGGAGCCCAACTTATCTCTGGAACTATTTTTTGAGCTTCTTTAACCACATTTATAGCACAGCGGTATGAAACGGAAAGGGGGAGTTTGATAGCGGCACCGTTTAAAGCCGATAGTTTACTGTAGCTTCCTGCGTCTGCCCCCGCGAAGCCGTAAATTGCTTGACGTTCATCTCCCACCGTTATCAATCTCCCCCTTCTATTTAAACAATTTTTTATAATAGCATGTTGAGCCAATGAGAAGTCTTGGCTTTCATCGCAAAATACATAATCAAATTTACGGAACCTCAATGTTGCGTCAACGGCTGGTTGATATATCATATCCATAAAATCGAATTGGTTCTTATCCTTATTCATTAATTCAAATACTTCTATCGCTACGTTAACTTCAGTTTCGCCAACGTTCAGGTCATACTGTTCACATAATGCAGTTACAACTTCAATGTTACTTTCTACCAAGTTGCAACGCATCAAATCAACAATCTTTGGTATTATATAAAAGTAATACCCCTTCTTGTTTTCACGTATTTCCTCAAATTTTTTAATTACCTTCTCAATCTTAGATATTGCTTTATTTGGGTTCATTTTCACTTTCCCCCCATATCTGGATAATATCATACGCCAACCGTAACTATGCAAGGTCATAATGTCAACATCTTTCCTTTCAGAACGCTCTTTTAATTCGTTTATGATTGAATTATTGAACGCTAAAAATATCGCAGACTTATGTTCAGGAACAAACTTTAACAATTCCAGCAGCACAGTGGTTTTACCCGAACCTGCAACTGCTGAAATGTTTATGTTAGCATCAGTGTCTTGGAATGCCTTATAAATTGTTATTTGATTTTTGCTCGGTGTCATATTAAATTTTCGACGCGGACGACCATTTTACCCATTTAGTATTTTTAGAGAACTGCAACCTCATAACCGCGCTATCCGTAACTATTTGGTTTAAATTTGATAAGAAGTTAGTTAGATTTGGATTAATCGAATTTCTAACCAAAAATGAAGTAATGTCTATACCGTCAGCAACGCAATATTCAACCGATTCTACATTGTTTTGTGTTGATTCTGTAAACTTATGGCATAACAAATAAATGTATTCGTTATTGTTAAGTACTTGCGCTTGCAATACTACATAACCTTCATTTGTTAATCGATTTATCGCTTCAATATTTTTCATAATTCCCCCGTTTCTTTATAATAATTTAATGTCTCTTTTATTTTTTGTAAGCTTCTCGAATATTGATTGCAAGTAACGTCTGCATTTTCTTTAAGAAATTCAGATATCTTTTTATCTTGTAACCTTGAGCGAGTAATTCGCTTATCTATTTCGGTAAAATGGAAGTGATGCATAAGAGCCTCAATTAAGTCAGGTTCTGAGTTGCAGTGTAATTTTGGGTGTGTTGTAGAAATAGCATCTGTCAACTCAACCGATAGGCTTTGACATTCTCGTTGGTAGTATTTGAAGAAGTGTCGAGATATTGATTTATTGTAATAAAAATAAAAGTTATTACCTTTTTCAATATTGTATTTTGATAAGCACTTGTCGAAGATTATGTAACATTCCGATATCAACTCATCACGTTCCGGCATATCTTGCTTACCTGCCCCGTTTAACAGATTTAAGCAATTGCTGATATTCTTCTTAACAATGTCCTTCATCATTTTGAAGACTACGATTTTGAAAGCCTCTTCCCGCTTTTGGCATTCGGTTGTTTTAATAATTCGTATCCAATCATTTACTAACTTAACACGATAATCAAATGTTGCTTTAAAAATAGTATTTTCTAAATTCATTATTTAACCCCCCTTTTCATTTCTTTGATAGCTTGCCCCATTAATCCTTCCTTTCGGTCACGTATCTCTTTGTTGAAATGGTTATGGGTTCGCTTTCTTAAGACTTTTACCTTATCTTCTTTAGACATTGATGCGATAGCCCCAAACTGAATATTTTTGTCTGAGAGAGGCAGGATTTCAGTTATATTTGTCATCCTTTTGCCGCACTTATAACAAAATAATTTCGGCAATGATTCGATACCAACGTACACGAAAACCACTTTCACTTCTTCTACCACATTGCCTAATCTTTCACAATCAGGGTTTGAACATTCAAATTTCATATCTATTTATTTTGAAGGATTGTCACTCTCGCATATTCCATTATTAGGACTGCGTCTGAAGTGTCTAGGGTTATTTTTTGAGATGGGAATAATTGTTGCGCTCTGGACTTTAATTTATTCTTCCACTGGCTTGTAGATGAATGTCCTTTGACGCCGAATTGGTAGTGTTTTTGCCATTTTTGTGGGGTAACTTCCACGGTAGGAATTTTGCGTGACATAAGAGCCATTTCAATATGTCCGAAGTTTTGACCGAAGTTGAACATCTGCATTCCACCCATTCCTGGCATCCCGCCAACTCGTTCCAAAAAACAAACTGAATTTTGACAATAAAGTTTAAAAAATAGGTATAAATCTTGCATCGTTTCAGGCATCTTAGCAACCTCAATAATGCTGTTTCGGGTCAATGAAAATATAGCAATTCCACCTGATTTGCCAGGATCTATTGCTATGATTTTATCATCATTAAAGTACTTAGCTCGGTCTTTGTTTTCCATTTTATTAGTTTTACTTACTTAAACTAATAACTTTGGTAACTCCGTGTAGTAACTGTTTCCGTCAACTTTTTTTACATACAGAGCGTTCTCATTATTGAAACCTTCAGAGACCGTCTGGGTTATCATCAAAATAGTAATTCCCATTTTTTCTAAGATTTTTATAATGTTCTCTTGACCCATAGAATCCACCCCAGGAAATACTTCATCGAGCAATAAAAGATTTAACCCAAGACCATTGGTCGAAAGGTTAATCAAATGTTGTATTCCTAAAATACCCGCTACTTGAACACGCCCGCGTTCACCGCCCGACTTGCCCTTAAATACTTGGGGAGTGATTCCGTCGTTTTGAACAAACACGTCTATCTTCTCCCGCACCGAGCCGTCCTTCAATATCTTGAACCCATTGATTAGAACCGACGTGTCAACCCCGAACTTCTTTAGGAAGCTATTTGTCATCCCCTCGATTATCTTTATGCTCTTGTTTGCTAAATAAGTAAGGAACCCTGATTTGCCCATATTGTACTGCCAAAAGCTTATCATCTCCAACTCATCGCTATATCCTGCGGCTTCCTTGGACTTTAATTTCAATTCAGCATTTATTTCGGACAGCTTTTCGTTTAGCAACTTCAACGCTTTATTGTCTTTCTTTGAAGCTTTGAGCGCGTTAATCTTTTGTTGAATCTTATAAACTTCTTTCGCTTCGTAATCAATTTCCTCAGTATTTCGCTTGTTTTTTCGCTGGATGACACGTATTTCTTCAGTTATGTCGTCGGCTGTTTCTTGACGTTCTTGAATAGCTTTTTCTTTTTTAGTTATGGCAAGAAAGTCAGCCTCAATAGCAAGCTTCAATTTTTCTGTTAGCGCAAGAAGCTCTTTAGCTTCCGGAATTGTTAACTGGTATTCCGAATTGAGTATGAAATCTTTTTTGCAATGAGGGCAAGTTATTATTTCCTCAAGCTCGTTTTTGAGTGTACGAATTATTTTTACCGTATCGCTCAATTCTTTTACTTTGTCACTGCTTTCTTTTTTGAGCTTAGTTTTTTCTTCTATGCTTACCTTTTTAGTTTCAAAATCTTTTTGCTTCGACTTAACATCTTCATCAAGACGCCCGTTTTCTTCCATGCGTAAACGCATTGATTCTTGCTTAGTTTTTTTATCGGTTTCAAGTTCCTTTATATCTTCAGCAGTAGTGTCCTCTAATTCCAGCTCCGCTTTTTGCTCATCAATTAAATCCACCTTAGCAATAAGTTTATCCGTCTCTAAATTTACACCGTCTAGCAATGCTTTATATTCCTTGTTCCGTTTAACAAGTTCTTCAATTGCTGGGTTAATCATATCAGCTGATGTAATACGGTTCATGATTTCTTTTTTGTCTAAATCATTAGCCGTAAAAAATGAGAACTTTGAGTCTTGGTCTATTATGAAGTACCTCAACAAATCTTCTTTGGTTATCCCTAAAAGCTCAAATATTCGCTTGTTGGCTTCGTTGGTTGAAACCACCTTCTTGTTTATTTCGCCGTTTTCCCATAACGTCAACAATGTGGTTTTACCGCGTATAAATTTGCGATATATCCTCAATGTGGAGTTCAGGAATTTATTTTCCAATTCCAAGTCAACCTCACAGGTTTCAGATTCATAGTTTATGAACGCGTCTTTACCCAAGTTTCTCAAATCGTCCCCAGTCAAAGCAATGCCAATACCCTCGAACAATGTCGATTTTCCGGAGCCGTTATTTTCCATGGCTCGGTCCGTTTCATTGTGACCGAATATAACAGTGCAAACCCCATTACGAAATACATATGTACTGTCTCTGTGCGAAAATAAATTTCTTATTTCAATTTTGATAGGACTCCACATGATTATAAAGTTTTGATTAATTTCATGCCGTAAACTAATTGCTTACCGCTTATTGATTGTTGTTTGGAGAACGCTATGAAATCCTTCATAACGCTTTGTTTGTCATACAATAATACGCTTTCTGACTCAGACATTTCAATCGCTTCTGTTTCTTCTGTTGACTCAAATTTTATATCAATTCCAAGCTTGTGTATTTCGCTTGTATTAATATTAGCAAAATCAACCTTACTACCTTTAAACAAAAACCTGACGTGGTCATAATTTTCTCCGTCATATTTCTCCATAAGGTTTCGGGTTGACTCTTTGTCCTTGACTTCGATTACTTCTTTGATATACTTAGGGAACTTAGAAGGAACGAACTTAATTGAACCATCGCTATACAAGACGGTGAACCCCTTGTCAGTTATGTTTTCTCCGAAGTTATTTTGATATGCCGAACCCGTATAAATGACATTTTCAGAGAGCTTTGAAGCGTCATGGTAGTGGCCAATTAAAACCTTGTCAAACATTTTGAACATTGATGGTTTAATCGATGACTCTACTAGTGAACCGTCGTTGTTACGAACGCCGTCAAACCCTATATGAGTTATCAAAAAGTTTGTTTCTTCAACATCTATATTTAACGTTTCAAATTCTTCAAGCCATTTCTCTTCTCCGAAATACGGCACAAAATAAACGCATACCCCGCCTACCAATATGCCGTCGGCTCGGTCGTAAACTTTTGTTCCGCTGCGTCGGTATAAATCTAAATAGCTTTTTCGAGAATTTGGGTCTGTTTTATCGTGGTTTCCTGGTATAATGTGCATAGTTAACCCGTCTTCTTCTACCATGTCTATAATGTCTTGAAAATCGGTAAGAGTCGATAACGGTTGACCTGAACGGTTGGTAAAGTTATCTCCCCCATCGAAGATGTGCTTTACCCCGTATTGATGACAAACGTTAATAAGTTGCCCGATTATGTCTTTAACTAATTCACCATTATCCTTTGTCAAATGCAGGTCGGTTGCAAAAACTCCTATCGCTTTTTTCATATCAATTATTTTTTCTCAAAATCTTCTTCTATTTTAGCTTTCAACGCCAAAAGTTCTTTGTTCCTTGCTTTCCTTATTTGAGCGTGCAGTACTGGAATCATTTTGTTGTTTGTGTCGTAAAGAGCAAACAATTCGCGAACCGAAGTCCACTTCATTTTATCTCCTAAATAAGTAATTTTTTTAGCGCCTTCTTTTTTCAATATACCGTTGTCCAATGCGAACTCAATGTCTTCTTCTGAAAGAATTATACCATAACCGAGCAATATTCTTATGGCAGTTTCTTGCCTGCTGCCAAAATCATTTTTGACTACTTTCACATAAGTAACTTGAGCTACTTCTGTATCGTCAATTTTCTCGTGCTTCCCTATTGTAGTGCTTAAACGTAATGTTGATAAAAGTTCAACCCATTCGCCGCCCGTACTTTTTTTCTTAGAATGTTGTCCAAACCCAGCGATAGTGTCGTATTGATGGTTTAACATAACAAAATGAATTGTCCTAGTGTACATTTCACCCATCAAAAATTTAGCAAACATTTTCGCTGGTTTAGCAAACGCCCCTATCTTTTCGTGCTTCATTTCAGTTATATCGTCGCCCTTAATAAATTTCTTTGATAAAGTGTCGGTATTTTCTTCCATAGTGTCTAACTCAGATTTACTCAATGTAGCTCCTAAACTGTCCCACAGAAAGTAAAACTTTGGTTCTCCCATTTTATATTCTTTGAATAACGCATCAACATCATCCAATAATTTCTTAACCATCATAAACATTTTTTCAACATACCGTATCTTCATAACGATAATCTTGCTCGGGTTAATTCCAAGCTGAACTGCGTATTCTTTACTATCTCGGTTTTCACTTGATAATATAACAGCAACCCCAAGCTCAGGATTTTCTTTTAAAAAATGTTTCATACCTGTCAAACCAAGTGTGGTCTTTCCAGAACGACTCGGTCCGGCAATTTCGATTATACCTGTGGGGAATCCCATTATCCTTAGATTATAGTCCAGCTCTGAACTACCAGTGTGAGCCCAACTCTTCATCTCCTTGAAGCCATCTTTATCAGATAGCTTAATAACGTCTTCGTTATTAAATCTTTTGATTATATCGTCTGTTATGTTAGCCATATATTTTTTTATAAAAAAGGGTTGCTATTTCTAACAACCCTCAATTTTTAGAATGTTACAAATTATTTGCTTTTTGCCAATTTGTCTTGAATATCCTTCAAAGACATTTTTGCTTTTGGCTTAACTTCTTCTGGTTCTTCAACATCAGGTTCCGGAGCGTCGCCCTCACCGCCAATTGCTTCACGGATAGCTTCACGAATTTCTTCGTCCACCATAGATTTCTTAACCCGAACATCTAAATCGTTTTCGGCGATATATTCTTTCAGAGTTTCTCTGTCCATGTCATCAAACTCATCGTTAGTTGTTTCAGGTGCGTTATCAGAGGCAGTGGCAATAATAGCTTCGCGGATGAGCTCGCGAATTTCATCGTCCTCAAAGGATTTTTTTACCCGAACATCAAGTTCGTTTTCGGCAATATATTCCTTCAATTCTTCCCTATCCATGTCATCAAATTCGTCACCCGCTTTTTTCTTAACAGATTTTTTCACAGGAGCTTCTTCTTCTTCGTCATCAACAACTTTCTTTTTAGCGGCAGGTTTTGCAGTTTCCTTTTCAACCGTTTTCTTTACCAATTTTTTTGCAGGAGCTTTGTCTTCTTCGGCTTCTTCAACTGCGTCGTATTGAGAACGAATTTCTTCAAGTTTTTCAATCCAAGCTTCATTTTCAAATAAGCCAATTTCGTTTGTTTCATCGAAATTTTGAAGACCTTCTACAGCACGGTCAAAATCACGCATATTGTATTTTCCGATAATTTCATCCAATGGTTTTAAAGCCATAAATGCTTCCAACACTTCGTCGGTCAACGGATACGCAATATTCTTTTTAGGGAACGAAGTTTCGTAATAGTTTTCCCCCTTTTTTCGGTTTGGACTTTTCAAATACTTAACCAAAATTGGTAGACCTTCGTCTGGGTCTGTGAATGGGTCGATTTCAATAGCATCATCGTCTTCTTCAGAAAACGCCAATTTGTTCATTGCATCACGTACCATTTTCTTAAATTCCCATAGCATAGGATGTAATTCTTCGTCGGACGATACTTTTGAAGCATAAGCCATCCAACTGTAAGTAGGCTTCAAAGAATCTTTATCTCCAGAGATTGCGTCAAGCTTATCGCTATCTTTAGCGCAAAATTTAGTTGCCATTTTTGAATATTCTTCAACAACATCCATTTTTGTTCCGCCGTGCAATCTTGAATCGTTAATAGCGCCGCGCCCCATATCGCCATCTCTCTTAGCGAAGCTCAGCCAGTAACATTTTTTAGCTACGTAAAAATTTTCCTTGCCAGGATGTGGTGGAAATATACGTATTTTTACAGACTTGCCATCTTCAAGATTCAAATACTCGTTATTGCTTGCGCCAATAAGAGTGTTGTCATCTTCGACATGCTTCTTCAATTTTTTAATAGGAGTAGCTTTGAATTGGCTACGAAAATCTTTTTCCATCTTTTGTTTGTTTTAATTAACCGATTAATTTCTTAGTTTTCTTAATAGTAATGTTATTAACTTTGCCCTGAATCATATCATCAGTAATGTCCCCCGTTTGCATACTCATAGACAATTTATCAAGCTTGCCCGATTTGTCTTTAGAGCTCCAAAATACGCTTTGGATATAGTCGCGATTCTTTTGAGTTTCGATAAAAGATTTCTTCATTGCTTGAAAACCTTTATCTAACATTATGGCTGAATTTAATTCGTCCACCGTCGCCGCCTTACCTCCTTTTTGATTGGTTATCTCAACCCTAAGACGTTCTTTCACTTTAGCTTCAAATATGTCCACGTTCAGTTTCTTTTCTGAAACTTGTGCTTCCATGTCAGCCAACAATTTACCAAACCGATTAACAATGACTGGGAACGTGATTATTTCGCCAATCAAATTTGAATAATCAATTTTCAACAAAGAATCAATATCGACTTCTTCATTAAACTCGTCGAATACCAATTTATAATCAGTACCTCCAACAGTTATTAATTTAATCATCGTTGCTTGTTTTTAATATCGGTTTATCTTCCACAATATCAGATTTAAGGATATGCAACCCGATAACCGCGTATCCCATTATATCTTTAAGAGTGTCTTCCAGACTTTCAAAATTAGCGGGGATTCCCCTCATTTGTTTTTCCACCAAACTCCTGTACCTTCGAGCCTTGTCCCAAATATGTACCATATTCCCATTAACTCCTAAATCAAACGAAGCCCCACCGTAATCTAAATTCTTTTTTACGAGAATAACCGTAACCGCCGCGAATATTTCTTCGATAGTTTCCTTTGTCATTCTTTCTTTTTCTTCCTTGCCCATTCTTTATAAATTTTTTATGTTTAAAATTCCATTATTTTTTCAAAGTTCAACATTTCAGCGGGAAATTTACTCGCCAATACTTCAATCAATTCAGCTTTAGCTTCAAATTGACTGTTGTGAACATATTCAATCCTATTTAAGAAGTCATCATTCCCCAATGCTATTTCACGAACTACGTAAAATTCGACTGCAAGCCAGTCGCACCACTTTACAAACTTTTTTACACCACACACTGGATTTTGTATATAATCTTTCAACATTTTCGAAGCTGAAGTTATTTCCGGAAATTCAGATACATCCCCAATATGTTTTTTCTCGGTGAAATGTTTGTTTGCTAAATGCCCCGACAGCCTATCGAGTTCAGACCTTAATGCGTTGCCGTTAAAATCGTTGTACTTTGTTTCGTGCGATATATCCCTACGTAATAAACACTCATCCCAATCGTGTAAAGCTGACTGTCGAATAACATCTAATTTGTACTTCAATACTTCAACATTATCGGAATTACCAAATATATCTTCCAGCGCGATAGTGGCAAAAACTAAAACTTTGTAAGAATGTTGAGAAACGCTTTCGTGCTTGATTACGTCAACTTCTTGCCATTGGATTATATTATCCAACCTCTTTAAATAATCCCCTTCGAAAATTCTTTTTAGCATGATTTATGATATTATATATATTTTTGTTTTGTCCCAAGAAAATACCCCTTTTTGACCTCGGTATGTATCCATCTTAACTCTACCGTTGATTACTATAACCTTGCCGTTCAGATCAGATACTTCTTCCGACATATCAGCCCATGTATCTGGCCATACCGTAACCCCTATCATAAAGTTGTTACTTTCTAAATTTATTGAAAGCATATTCCCGTTTTTAGTTTTACGCTCGTTAACCGCTATAACCTTGCCTGCTACAGCAACTTCGCTGCCCTCCTTCGCTTTATTGAACTCATCGCCCGCAATGTACAACCCCGCTATTCTTTTGCTTGGTATGGCGTCTTTAATCATTGTTTCATAATCTACATCTCCAAACCCTGTCAAACGCTTTTGCTCGAATACCCAAAATGTATTTTTATCGGCTTCTGGAGAATTATAGATATCAGGTAGTGGAACTCTTTTTAGATTAAAATACCAAACTAACAATATTTTCCTTTGCAACGGCATAGTAAAATCTTCAATTAAATCAAAAGCCCCCGCCAATATTAAATTAGTTATGACTCCTTTATTCACCTTACTCGGAACTCTACTGACAAATTCTTCCAAATCAAAGAATTTTCCCCCCTTGTTTCGTGTCTCCATTATGTTAGTAACAGCAACTTCCCCCACGCCTTTTATTTTTGTCAAACTAAAAAATATTCGTCTGTTTTTATGGTCACAAGTAAAGTTTTGATCCGAGAAGTTCACATCTGGCGGTCGTATTTCAATTTCTTCGCCAATCTTTTTTATTTCCGCTAATCTGAAAGGTATATCGACCTCACTTGCGTGTTGCAAAGAAGTTGTCCAAAATTCCAGCGGATAGTTTACTTTGAACCATTGACTCCAATATGACATTATTGAATAAGCGGCAGCGTGACTTCTATTGAAACCGTATCCAGAGAACTTGTCTAACTTTTCCCAAATTTCCCCTGCCTCAACTTCAGGGCACCCGCGAGATATAGCTCCGGCAATAAACTTTTCAGACATAGCAGCCATGGCTTTCTTGTCTTTCTTTTTCATTATGGTTCTCAATATATCGGCTTCGACTAATGACAATCCGCCTAAAACGTGAACCGCCTTCATAATTTGTTCTTGATAAATATATAACCCAGAAGTCCCTTCTGTTACCTCTTTTAATCCAAAATCGTAATGAGGTTTCTTTTTACCGTTTTTTATATCGGAATAATCTTGATGAGCGTTACTTTCCATTGGACCAGGACGAAATACAGCTGTCATTGCTATTAAATGCTCCAAGTTATCTGGTTTTACGCTCCGGCAATAACTCATCAGTCCTGTGGTACCGAATTGAAATACGTCCTCGTTCCATCCTCGCTTAAACATCTTAAAAACATTTTCATCGTCAAAAGGTATTTCGTTGGTATCAACCGTAATATTATAATTCGCTTTTATGAGCTTAATTATTTTTTGAAATTTGTCTAGTTGCGTTAACCCCAATATATCTTCTTTCAAAAATCCGGACTTGTCCATGTACTTACCTTCCCATTCAGATACTAATAATCCGTCAATCATCTTAACGGGAAGCCACTCAAATAAGTCTATATCTCTTCCATCCGAAGCTTGCTTCGGTACAATTACAACAGCCGACGGGTGAACGGACGAAGCTCGGCACTGAAATACGGCGAACTTAATCATGTGGACCAGTTCTGGATATGTCTGGACGAACTTAAACAATCGCTTTGATTTAGAAGCATATTCTATTAGGTCTCCCCAAGATTCTTGTTGCCAATCATCAATATCTTTAGTAAGCATATTCATGTCGTCGAAATTTAGACCCTTTATTTTGCCAAAATCTTTTATGCAAGTCTTTAGTTTCATCCTTGTGTACGTTCCAATAACACAAGTATATGAATGACCATATTTTTCTTTTATGTAATTTTTTACGCTATCTCTATATTCTGTAGGAAAATCCACATCAATATCGGGCATACTGTCAGCGCTTTTAGCGCGCTCGCCCGACACACGAGTTTCATTCAAGAAACGTTCAAACAATAAATCATATTTAATAGGGTCTACGTCGGTAATTCTCAGTAAAAAAGCAACCAAAGAACCGCACACTGAACCACGTCCCGAGCCAACCATTATGTCGTTTTCACGGCACCAATGACAAATGTCCCAGTGAATCATAAAATAGTCGCAAAGACCGTTTGGTACTATTACATTACATTCTGTCGCTAAGCGCTCCATATACAATTTCATTTCATCTTTGCTTAAATGCGATAGCCGAGTTTCGATGCCAACTTGCAACTGCTCAAAGAAAGAAGATTTAACATCAGATACTTCAAATAACGGCAATTTTCGTTCGCTTGTATTAATCTTCATTTCCACTGACTCGGACAATGAAACAGAGTTTTCTACGCCAGATACTATTACTTCTACTAAATCGTCAACATCTTCCAACCATTCCGAGTAAGACTCAACCGTATCTTGAAAACTTTTGTAAAATTGAGATTCGCTTTCTGCGTCGGCTCTGCCGTCTATTTTGTTCAGAGCTGACTTTAAACCGCCATTTTCTTTATCTAAATAGTAACTATCGTTTATCAATATGGGGTCTAAATATTTTCTGTATTTACAAATATACGTGTCTATATTGGACAAATGTTTTTTAAATAATGTAGAAGACGAATATTCAACCGTATCTATTTGGTAAAATAAAGAATCAAAAGACTTCTTATAAATGTTTATTAGATTGAAACAATGTTTCTTATCGTCTTTAAAGTAGTTGAATTCACTTTCTTTAGGTATTACCAAACATAACCCGTCCCCGTATGTATAAAGTAACGTATCAGGAATAAAACCGTTGTAGTCGACGTTTATAGCCTTATTAATCAAAAGTAAATTTTTCCAGCCAGCGTAATTTAACACAAACAATTTTAATTCAAAAGTTTCTTGTATGTCCGCTTCAATATCGTATCCTCTAGACACTGTGACGGTTTCTCCAAGAATACATTTTATTTTGTTCTTTTCACACGCAGTTTGAAATGACAACGCTCCCGCTAATGTATTTTTATCGCATATGCCTAAAAATTTATGTCCTAAGAATTTTGCTTTATCAGCCCAAAGTTGACACCCCCCGCTCCCGTTTAATATTTCATATTCCGAATGAACCCCCAAATGTGAGAACTCCATGACTGTCGGTTCAGAAGTTAACCCACGAAACTTAAAATCATTAAAGCTCGGTTTGAAAATTAATTCATTGTATTTGTTTTTACCTCTTGCTAAATTAGAATAATAAAACCTTCCTCCGAACTCAAAAAGTATGTTGTCTACTTCTTTATCATCTAATAAGTCATACTCTTCATCCGACAGAATAAAGCTGAAATCATCATCTATTATTTTCCCATCAAAAGATTTAAGGTAAAGATATTTACTCTCCCCCTCAATAGTAATAATGTCGGAACCATTATTATCTGATTCCGACACTACTAGTTTGTTTTCTTTAACCCAATTTAATAAACTTTCAGTCATTATAATTTACCTAAGTATTCGTGTGTGTAATTAGTTAACCTTGATGCAAAAAAGTTCTTAGCAAGCACTACAATGTCTAGAGTATCTGAATTTCCCCCCGCTATGTAACTGAAAGACTCGATTTGTTTTATCGCCCTTATCCTTAATGAATCTTTGTCAACCATACCGTCAGACATATTACTTTTGTATTGCAAATAAATTGCGCAAAGATTATACGCTAAATACAAATACTTAGAAAATTTCAATACTGATTGTAGCTCGGTTAATGAAGCAGTTTCGCCCGCTGCTAATTTAGTTAGATTATCTATAATCAAATTCAAATGTATGTCCACTTCCCTGAGTCGATTTCCAGGAACTTCGTGCTCAAAGTTGAAATCCATTTTTTGCGAATGAGACACTTCGTACAATTCAGGATGGGTAGATTCCTTAGCATGGTCTTCTTCAAATAACCTATCTTCAAAAGCATCTTTCATTTTTTCAGCCGTATCGTTCCATTCATAGATATGCAAACTTTGCGAATTATGAGTTTGAGTACCTAATTCAACGCCTATGCAATTTGCGAATAACTCGGTCAAAAAGCTGAATTGAAAAATGTTCGTTGGCAACCCCCAATGCAAATCATTGCTTCGATTTTGTATCGTTGTTATCAACTTGCCTTTTCTTACTTTCAACATCACCGTATCATTACAAGGAGTATCTTTTGTTTTTGCCCCTAAATCAAAATCTGGGTTCCAAATCTGTAATACAACTTGTCGACTATCTGAATTTTCATTCAATATCTTTACCGCATCGGCAATTTGGTCATGCCCTTGGGCCACATTCATATTTTCTTCCAAAAATGTATCTTCGGCTCTTACTCCCCAATGTCTTAATCTAAAACCGTATGGCGCATGAAATGTTTTGCCGTCGTCTGAAAAATCCGACATCTTTTTATTGAATAACGCTAAGAAGTGTACATCCTTCTTACCATTAAATATCCACATTGCTTCGGCAAGTAAAAAGAAAATGTTTATATCTCTACCGAATCCACCCACGCAGCGATTATACGGGTTTGTAAGCATCGTTTTGAAATCAAGAAGCTCTTTTGTTTTGCCAACTCGACTGTCTTGAATATCCAAATTATCTAACATCCATTTATTCAGTATCGGGTACACCGCTGAAAATTTAGTAGTTTTTGCTACCCCTAACTCGGGACTTAATACATTATCAATGTCTTTCATATTACACAATTTTATAATTTATACTTTATACTATTAGTAACGTTGGGGCATAAAAAAAGAGCGCTGTAAAGCGCTCTTCTCATTATATAAAGTCCAATTTACTTTATTCTTCTTCCTCAACTACAACCTTTTTTGTTTTTGATTTTGCTTCTGCTATTTTTGCTTTAGCGGCTGCAACCTTATCTACCACGGGAGCAGCTGTCTTGGCTACGGCAGGTTTTACGGTTTCTTTGGCAGATGCTTTTGCAGCAGGCGCTTCTGACTTCGCAGACTTTTTCAAATTTTCTTCCATTTTAGTTCTGTTTTCACCTAACTTTTTGTCAAGTTTATTTACAGATGTTTCGATGCTTGGAAGCAAAGCTGTCAATATTTCCGTAAGTTCGTCAATATCCAATGCTTTGATAAAAGGAACTCCAGACCAGCAAATTTCGTGGTCGATTCCGTTCTCGGTTAACCCGTCAACATGACCGTTGAATGTTGGTAAGTACAATGTTGCTACAAAAGTGTCATCTGCTTTTACTGAGCCATTTTCCAAAGACAATACGGCACGGTTTGAGTTTTTGCCTTTATATTTAACAGTAACTCCAGCGTTGCTAATCCAAGCGTACAAGTAATCTTCATCAGGGAATAACGCTTTCAAGAACTCAAAATGTACGCGGTCTTCTTCTACATCTTTAGGATTCAGTTTGGTTGCTTTGGCAGTTTTTACTACTTCTTCCTTTTTTGGGATAGATTTTGCAACTTCTTTAACCGCTGCTTTTGCGACTGGTTTTGTGGCTGCTTTCGCTACTGCCTTTTTTGCCGGAATTTCTTCTTCTTCTTCTTCAACAACTACTGTTTTTTTAGCAGGTGTTTTAGAAACAGGTTTCTTCGCTGGAATTTCTTCTTCAGCAGCAAGTTCTTCTAATTCTTCTTCTGTTTCTGTTTTAGGTTCTTCTGCGGCTGGATTCTCATCCAAGTCAACAAATGATTCAGCTAAGTCAATAAGAGTTTCAAGCTCTTCATCTTCCATACCTTCGATGCCATTTTTGATAAGAAAGGCGTTCACAACTGTTTTTGCTTCTTCTTCGCTTTTTTCTTTGAATCCCAATGCAGTCAATTTCTTGCTAGTGGGTGCGGTTAATTTTGTCATTTTGTTCGATTTTTTATTTGTTAAAACTATTTTGTTAAATACATTTTCAATCTTCGTGGCTATATGTTCTATATATTTCTCTTTCTCGGTGCAATTCAGAGCCGTACTTAGTAAGTAAAAACTCTTTGTGCATTTCTATTATTTCGTCTGGGGTGAATGGGTCGTCGTCGTTATACATTACTCCCTTTATTGGTTCACTATTATTATAAACTTTGGAGATAATTTTGTTGGTGCAACCTTTCAGATATAATGAGAATACAACTCTGTTCATTCCAGTCAATCCTTCCAATAAATTTATACCGTTTAAAATAAATTTGTTTTCTTCCGGAACTATGCAAGTATCAATGTCTGAACCAAAATCGTATTCTATATCGTCCATGCGAACTTTATAATTTTCACGGGCGATGTACTTCATAAAATCTTTGGATTTATTTGAACACGCGGCTTCTAAATAATACTTTAATGGTACTGGTTTTGCATAACCCTCAAGTTTGTATTTTCTCCAACGCTTCCCGTAAGATTTAATCGAGGTGAAAATTTTAATTTTAAATTCTTGTAATAAATCTTCGTATTGATACGACAGTTCAGAGTAGGAGTAAATTTTGTTGGCATATTTTTTAGCCAAATGTTCATATCTGTCGTAGAGCACTTCAGACATTTGTTTTTTGATTTCCATTTTAAATTTACGATTTAGTATTACAATTATGGTACAAAGATAATATATTTTAGGACTAGAACCTAATGTTTTTGTATTTATTTTTAAATTTAGCCAAAGATTTAACTAATTTTAAAAATATAACGCGAATCGTCAACTAAACATTATAATATTCGGCATATTTTGTCGCTGTCTAAAACGACTGAAGAACCCGTTTTCTTGCAGGTTAATTCGAAAGTATGATAATCGATTTGACTATGTAAAATCCAAACTGAACCTGAATAGGAAAATTCACTGCCTAACGAATAATAATTGACAAAGTCAAGCTCCGACATTCTAAATGTAGGATTCCCCATGTCATCAAATAATTCTTTATGGAATTTATCTCTCGTGAGTTTATCGTTAATAACGCTATTCAAGTTATTTCTTTCGGCAATATTATTAATCTTATCTGCTTTGAAAGCCATCACCTTTTGGTAATATTGCTTATCTTTTACATTATAATATATCTTCCTTTTAAAATCAGCAATCAAATATTCTTTTTGAACCACTTCAAAATATCCCGCTACTGATAAATTCCTCGATTTAACTTCGTCCATCACATTTTTACTTTTGAAATAATATTTTCACTAAACTCTCTTGGTCTGCGCAATCTTGTGAAAACTTCTAACGCTTCCTCGTCGCTGCATTCATCTATATCTTTCTTCAACGTAAATGTTATATTTGTAAAAAAGTTTTTTTCTAGTTCAAACCCATATTTTTTTATTTCTTTTAGCGCGTCAAAGTCATAAAGCAATATTACATTAATGATTCCTTTGCTTTTTAGTTTTTCAATTTGCCAAGGACTTATTTTTTTGCCAAATGTGCAACAACATTTAACAGTTGGACAATTATCAAGTTCTAAAACTCTGTCTACTGCCACCTTATCAAATCTTCCTTCGACTAATATAGCCGTTGCCGTAATGTCTTTTATTATTTCATCAAAGCCGTCTAATAATTTAGAAAAATCAGTTCCAGCGCTATTATTATATCTTAATCTGTCTTTTGGCACTTTTTTGTTTGCGTATCTACCGACGAACCCTCTTATTTTTAAATTGTCGTAAATGGGGAATAAAACATACCCCTTATATTTAGAAATAATATTTGCTTCTCCAAACTGGTATCTTATAAAATGTTTTTTGTTTAACCCTCGGCTAGACAAATAATCGCTTTTGTCAAAAACTTTCCATCCCGCTGGCATCTTAACAATAGGCAAATCTTCAAGAGTTATTTTTTCATCTTCTTCCACAAAACCAACTCCATTGATTGAATCTCTAAATTCTATTGTCGCTCCTTCTAATAAGTATGACTTGTTCAGGAAACGTAACAATTTATATATAGAACCTGATTCTCCGCACTTTTTACAGTCCCAGCGCTGTGTTACCTTCGATATATAAAAATGTTGGCTTTTACCGCAAAAAGGACAGTCACAAATGTACTGTCCTCTGGTGTTTAACTTACTATTTACAAGTAACACATTTAAATCTGAATCGTCTATTTTATTCATCCCAAGTGGCGTTCATGGTTTTCTTTCTGTCATAAAATCTCGAGAAAGCAAAATTGTTGTATATAAATATCGGGTCTCCATTTTGATAATCCCTCAACTTGTCGGTGTGGAGTCGCATTATTTCTTCTTTCATTTCGTCACGCGTTTGATTTATTGTAACGAAAATATCAAATGGGCGAATCTTGCCCTTGTCTTCTGATAAATTAGCGCGGGTGATTACAAATGCTGGGTCGTTTCGTTGTTCTTCAGGTATGGAATTACTTTGAGTTGCCGTGTGTACAACAGCATTAAATTCCATCGCTAATTGCTTCATGCCTTTTGCTAATTTAGCTTGACGGAAACGTTCTTCGCTCGGTGAGTAATTATGCCCGTCTCCAACTTCTACCAATTCTAAATAGTCAATAACTATTACATCAATCTTGCCGTGAGCCTTCTCCATTTCCTTCAACTCACGATGAATATCAACGAGCGTCTTTCCTCCCCAATTTTCTTCTGACGAAACAAATATATCAGACTTGCGTAATTTCTTAATTATCCTTTTGGAAATTTCCATGCGCTTGTCTGTAATATTCCCCATCTTTACGTCAGAATATAATGTACCAGTCCAAGCAGCATCGTACCTATTTAAGCATTGCTCCCTCGTGCCTTCAAGTTGAAAATGTGCTACTCTGTGACCATTACGCGCAGCGGCAACTCCAACGTGTACCAGACATTGAGATTTACCAGAGCCTGAATCTCCCAACCAAAGCACACATTCACCCGTTTCCGGACCTCCAAATTGTCCGCCTAACCTATAATCAAGTTCATCAATATTAGTCGGAACTTTAAAACGGAAATTATAATCTTCGGATTTACGCTTAGTTTGTCGTTCTTCAAAATCATTAAAAACGCTTTCAAACTTCGCATTTTGAATACTGAACTTAGATATATCGTCAGCGTACTTTATCAATAAATCATATGAGGCATCCTTTTCTCCTCTATTATAGGCTTCAACTATCTTATCATTAGCCTCAAGGAATTTCATTTGCTTGATGTAACGCTCAAAAGTTTCGACTATTAATTCAGCTTCATTTTCGTTGGTTGGCTCAAAATCTTTTATTTCTTTTATTTTGTCAAGAATGTCCTCGTCATCAATAAATTCTTGTTGCATTTGTCCGATAGTCGGAACCACCCCCGTTTTATCATAACGCTTGGTTATCCATTGCCACATTCTTTTTTCTGATTCTTCTTGCAGGTAGGAAAATTTCAGATACTGCTTAGCAATATCCATTATAGTACGTTTCTGAAGTGCAACAGCCAATAACTCCACAATAAAATTCTCAGCCAGTTTGTTATTCGCCATATCCTCTTTTTAAATATATTTTATTGTATTCTTGTTTCAATAATAATTTGCATTCATTTTTGTTAGAACACATCACACAAAAGGAACTTTTATGGAAGTACAACGTTGTAGTTGCTATGCACCATAAAAATCCTCGGTCGGTGTTTAAATGTAAAGCTTTTTGTTTTTCTTCCCTTTGAATTAGGGTAACGACTATTTCATTAATCTTAGAATTACGTTTAATAACGTTGATGTTATGTCGGATTTTTAGTCCAGCCCGCGTCATAAAAACATTCATTTCCATAGAGCACATATTCCAACGCTTTATCGCTGCTGCACCGAATATCCAACTAATTCGTACACGACGGGAGTAATCAATGTCAGAACCTTCATTAAACCAACTCTGCATGCCGTATTCTAAGAACTTCCTTATAAAGTCTTCGCCTATCGCGTCACCGAAATAATCCATGAAAGCATCAAAACTTTTTACGTCAGTGTCGTTGCACTTCAATGGGTGTTTTTTCTTAGTAATTTGCTCAAGCAACTCAATTAAAGTGTCTACCGCGTATCTGAATAATCTTTGTCTTTTCTTGTTCATTTATTTTCGAAACCATTTAGATATCCAGCGTTCAAGAGTGGGAAAACAATCGTCAACTGAAGTGTCTAAAATTCCGACTTCATCTTCCCCGATTGCATTTATATAAGCGTTTAACCTTGCTTCGGAATGTTCGCTAAAATACAAAGAATACACATCAAAAAAATCAATAATCAAACTTCTATCCTTTGAAGCGGTTGTTCCTAAAACACGCCCCTTCTTCTGAATAGTGTTGGCATCTTCAAGACCACCATCGACATTTATCAATACTTCAACCTCGCTTACCGTAACCCCCTTCTTGAATATCCCCGACGCCAATAAAAATCCTCCGCTTTCTTTCAAGAAGTTATTCTTTGCTTCTTCACGTTCTTCGCTTTTAGTGCCACCGTGTATGAACTTAATGCCGCTCGCTTTAGAAATATTTTTGCCATGGTCTATATTCTGAAATAAAATCAATGTTTTCAGGTTTAACCTTTTCAAAATGTCAATAACGTGAAACAACGTGTTATTGCGTATCACATTCTCAAATATTATCTTTTTGCGGTATTCATTATAATCTGTATTATCTTCCATCTCCGACCCGTAATCCACTTGATTGTGGTCCAATAAAAGCATAAACACCTTATAATCGCTCAATACCTTTCGGTCTCTTAAAGTGGATTCTTTAATGGTATACACAACTCCGCCAGACCAAGCTTGAAGTTTTAAATTTTGAATAAATGAATTGGTTCTGTACGGAGTAGCTGAAAGACAAAGTAAATAATCAATCTTATGGCATTTCTTATAAATAGATAATCTTGTGTCTGAGCAGTTGTCATGTATCTCGTCCACGCAAAGAAATTTCAAATACTTTAAATACTCCAACATCTTTTTCTTTTTTGCCTTATCTCGGCATCTAGGCGATACGGCTTGTTGGATAGTTTGTATCATGGCCACTGTAACCAAATAGTTTGTGTCGACCTTTCCTGAACGTATCTCTCCAATTTCTATGCCCCCATACGGTTCAAAAAATTCCTTTATATCTCCAACCGCTTGACTGAACAAAACATCGGTGTCAACCACAAATAAAAACTTGTCTGTTGGGTTATTTGCGTTGAATATACGTATTATTTCGGAAGCAATGAATGTTTTACCACCTCTTGTTGGAACTACAATTATACCGAAATGTTTTTCAAAGAATGCCTTAACAGCTTCGGATTGATGGTCATATTTCCCAAACATACGAGAATCAATAATTGTATCCGCTGGAAGTTCAAATTCATAATTGTATAAAACATACGTTATATCATTTTCGTTCAAATAAGCTTCCAATACGCTTAGCATACCAATCTTGAATGTATAAATACGCTTATCAAACATTTCGCTGTACTTCTTAGCGGCGTATGGGTCTGGGTTCTTAAACGATAGTGCTTTCCCCACATGCTTCAACCCAATCTTAGTAGATTTAGCAAAACTGAACTCAAAATTATTTATTCTCTCAATAGATACAACAGGTTGTTTCATTTCTTAATATTTTACAGGAGAAAGGATAAAGAAGAAGACCACCCCCTCTCCCCTCTTTGGGTTACTTTACAGTATGAAAGTCGTGAGTTGTTAATAGACCACCCCTTGTTCAGACCGAAACAGAGCTCACACGTTAGTCTTAAACTTTG